AGGATCGCCGGTTAATGCAAGCCATCGGAATGGTCCTCGTCCAAGACAGAACATCGGTCTGATATACGCAGGGACAAACCCGGGATAATCAAACGCGTTTTTTAATCCTGCTTGTAAGGCTTGTCCGCGCAGGTTATTACCATAATCAAATACCATAGCGCCTTTCTTCTGAAAATCAAGCAATGCTTTACAATGGTGTTTCATGCTTTCCATGGAGCGTTGGATATATTTCTTCGGATTTTGTGGAACATGCCGTTTCTCATTTTATTCTGCCCATCTTGGAACATCATAACCTAGAAGAATTTGAGATTACTCTCTTTGTAACCCACAATTATTCCACCATCATTACGGAACCTCAATATGCCCAAGATTGTCAACGCCATCGTATTGTCAATTTGCAACATTTGTCCACAGAAAACGCCGTGGCAAAAATACGCGAATTCAATATCCAACTATTGATAGATTTGAATGGATATACCGAAGGGCACCGTCTGGATATACTGGCGCAACGTCCAGCTCCTATACAAATATCTTATCTAGGATTCCCGAATACCGTGGGATCTGCCCATATTTTGCAATATCGTATTACGGATCATGTAGCAGATATGCCCGATTCACAACAGTGGTTTGCCGAACAACGTTTGTACATGTCCAGGTGTTTTTTACTGTATCGTTCATTGGCACAAACGCGTCCCTTGCCATTTTTGAACGGAAATTCTCCCTTTTTTCCATGGATTGTTCTTGGGGCAATGAATCGTGAATCCAAAAATTCAGACGAAGTCATGCAATGTTGGCGAACGATCTTGGAAAAAACCTCACATACCAAGATTTTGATCAAATTGAGTTCCAAAGAACACGACGAAATTCATATGGAAAATTATCGTAAAAAATTATGTATGGGAGGAGTATCGGATAATCGTATTCTATTTGCAAAATATGGTTCAACCACCGAATATTTCCGTTTGTTTTCTTTCATAGACGTGTTGTTAGATACGTTTCCTTATTCCGGAACCACTACGACCTGTAATGCATTGTACAATTCGGTACCGGTAATCACATTGAGTCAACGTGATTTGCACGCTCATAACGTGACCGCATCCATTTTGACCCATTGTGGAATGTCGGAATGGGTCACTGCCAATCCCCAAGATTACATTCATAAAGTCATAGAATGGGTCACTTGTCCCGTCAATTTGGCGACGTATCGTGGTAATGAACATGAACCTGGTGTGGTTCATCGTCGGTTCGTAGAAGGTATGATGCGTCCGGAACCTTTTATGAAAGAGTACGAAGGTATTTTACGCAATGTATCTGAAAAAAAATAACCCCGAGGGGTTTTTCTTTTTGGGGGTTTATTTATTTTTTCTGTTTTTTTTTATAGACCATCGTAATAATGAATGAAATCAGCGGATTGATACGAACAATTGCATTGTATACGAGTACACGTGTTTGGATTGTGCTCATTTAAGAAATTGGTTTTTGTACTTCGGTAATTGCCACATTTACGACAAGACTTGGCGTGTAAACAAAGATTTTCTCCTTTTTTTGGGTAAACATGTCCTTTGTCAGATGGAACAAATACCCACCATTCGTCATTTTCACCATAAATATCCGTGACATATTTGTTTTTACGCGAATGCGCGTCATCAATGAGTTGTAATGTAGAATGCAATTTGCGACGATGATATTCTTGTGTATCGTAAAAGGCGTACGATTTGATTATTTCCTGCAATTCAGGAATCGCTAAAATTGTTTTGATAACGAGGCACTTGGTAACGGTTGAGGTATTCATGATGATAACGGTTTTGATTTATAATATGTATGTTGTTTTTCAAATAGGCAATTCAATTTTCCAGCACTACGCTACGGATACCACATCCATAAATTTGTTGTGAGGACAATCACATAATTGTCTTGATATATCATGCAAATTGTCAATAATTTTGATATTGTTCAATGTATTGGATATGATATATTCTCCACAATCATGACAAGAAACCGCTTGTAATTGTATGTTTTCTCCAAAAGTATCAAATGTCCAATGTTCTATCATAGAATCATCTTCATATTCTCCATCAAATCCATTTCTACGTGAAGAGGATTGCTGAATACGTTGAATAGTCGCATGAAAACGTTGACGATGTTGAAATTTATCAAACTCGTTCGGTGACAAAGTCACCTGCCGAGTTTGGCAACATGTTTTGTGTAATTCATAATAATCTTCTTCTGCAAACTCCTTTCCACAATCATCACAGTACCAAAATGTCCAACAACCATCATCAACTTCTTGTCTCCAATTTTCGTCATTCTGGCAATCTCTCGCAAAATGACCCTTGTTTCCACATATGAAACAAGTATTGTGCTTTCCGGCACGTAACTCCTCCAAATATTCGGTTTTATCTACGGATGACATTTATCGTATAGTTAATATACGATAAATTGTATAGTCAAAAAGACAATTCAATTTTATTAGCCTCTGATGCCTCCACTACGTTCTCGGCATCATCCCGTTCTGCTTCCGAGCAAAGCTCGTACGCAGAACGGTCTAATAATCATAATCTCTGTATTCTTCATAATCATCATCACTATCGGATAACGTGTAACGAATACACTTACATTTTATATGTAAATTCCAACTATAGTGATGACTAAATAATATATCGGATTCAACATAATTTCCACAAATGCTACAAGACATTGCATGTAGATAAATCATTTCCCCCAAAGTATCAAATGACCAAATTTCTTCCGTCGTATCGTTTTCACGAACTCCATCAAATCCATTTCTACGTGAAGCAGATTGTTGAATACGCTGAAGAGTCGGACGAAAATATTGATGATGTAGAAATTCATCGGAGGATGTATGATAAAATGCATACGATTTGACAATTTCCTGTATTTCAGGAAGCAGAGAAGACGCTTGGATAATAAGGCATTTGGTAACCGTAATAGGATTCATGATATTTTTATAAATTCAATTTGTATTATGATACCTGCAAATTTTTATACCACATTCCTTGTAAAAAACAATCACATAGATCATCCTTCTTTTTACTTTCCAACATATACGGCTCCCATACTTTCATTTTGGGATATTTATTCATCAACTGTTGGGTATAAAGAACCGCATCACGTTTGTGTTGTTTGTATTTTTCATTTTGATTTTGATTCTGATTCGCCGATGCACCACCCGAAAGTGCCGAATCTGGTTCGTATCCTTTCAATTTGTTCTTGGAAGAAATGAATTCTATATGAGCCTCGGGGAATCGCATCAAAAAATACATGGTCAGTTCTCCTTGAACGGTTTTCATACGCGAAGCCAAGGTAGATATTTGGTTTTCCAAAATGACGTGGGTAGGTGGATTTTCACGTAAAATGGTCTGTTTGTCCAAATGAAGAATCATGTTTCTACCCAATGTAATCAAATCGGTTTGTTTGGAATTGAGTATAGGAGCCGCTGAAGTTCCGCTAGAAGTTATTGGTTGAAAACATACCCGTTGAAAATGTTCACATAACAAATCAATATAGATTTTCTTGGTAGGTTTGGGCACCGCTGCAACCGGAATTTTGTATCCGAGTACCAAGGCTTCCAAACGTTCCCGATTGAGCTTGTTTAATTGACTTTGTTCAAATACTTTTTTGGGAATTAACCATCCGTTGGTAGGAGTACTATGGGATTTTGCATGGGTTTCACAATAAAAATCTTGGGTTCCCGTATGTGTAAACTTGGCGACCTTTCCACATACTCTTGGAACGACGGTGGATTGTTTTTTCTTGTCAGAGGGACGAAGTCCTTCGCACAGTTGGCTTCGCCCACCTAATACAACTAACTCTGTAGGCAGCTTCGCTTTTGCGAAGCTGGGACGAGTTTTGGGTATATTTCCCACGGAACATGTACAACGTACGACTGGAAGGGAAGATAGTTGAATTTCAGGATGTTGCATCAGATCAATCACACGCCAATCCAAAATAACATCGTCTGATTTTATGTCTGTGGTTTCATTGGATAAAAAACAATACGCCAAATTTTTGATACCAATATCAAAGGATAAAATACGCTGCATAAATATATGTAATAGCAATGATTCTTTATGTTTTAACGGCTTGAAAAATTGATTTTTTTTTAATTCACAAACTTATATTTGTAAAATAATTGGATGAATATGATAACACCACAAGAATATACAAGGAATATTATGCATCAAAAATCGGATATTGAGAATAATATGTTAGAAGTTATGGATGTGGTATCCGTAGCGGAGCGGTCAGATGACCGTAGGTCATCAACAACTAAGTCAGGAGCAAGCTTCGCTTGCTGGGGACTTTTGAGGATATCCACGCATATTCTGAATGACGACTCTGCGAAGCTTGGAGTCCAGATGAATATGAAAAAAAAAATTAAAGGTTTATGATGAAAGACTCGTCAAATTGGAAGAAAAGGTCTTTGATAAATTTAGTTATGTATCTGATTTTTGCAAATGTGTGGAAGTAATCTGTTTATGGACATTGGTAATCATGCTCTCTATAAAAGTATTTCAATAGTTAGCCCTCTTACCCCCTCTCATACAAAAAAAAAGGTTTTTGATTATATTATTACAAAATGATTTTTTTATATTTTCAAAATTTTATGTGTATACTACTTACATTTTTTGACGAATGCACTCTTCACGGAATACATCAAATCCTTCCTTGGCAATCAATTCCATGAATCGCATGGTCAACGCCATGGAACTGCCACTATGCATACCACCATAATCTTGTTGGATTTGGTGGGTTAATTCAATGATTTTGGGGTCTTCTGAAAACATATATCCGCGCATTTCGTCCGTGGTATAATTAAACAAATAATTCCACATTTCGGTACGTTGGACGGTTTGGTAAGCGGATTCGGCTTCATGTTTGTAAAGCTTCATAAAATCAAAACTGGGGTCCAATGGATGCATTTGCGGTGAAGGGATCAGAGGAGGCATTTCGTCTTCATCGTCGTCTGATACCGGTTCAAGCGCAGGCATTTCGTCATCATCATCGTCATCGTTTTCAGAATCGGGTTCTAGCGCAGGCATTTCTTCATCATCGTCGGCTGTGATTGCTTCGTCTGATTTTTGTATTTTGTTGTTCAAATATAACCAATTGTTAAGCATGACAGACGCGTCAGCATCTTCCGCATTTTCATAACACTTTGAAAATGATTCTTGTACAACAGATTCCCGAAATGAATCAAATCCATTCTTGGCAATAAAATCCATGGCTCTCATGGTCAACGCCATTGAACAACCACTATGACCAGATTGATATTCACTATTTATTTGATCCATTAACTCATTGATGGAATCTTCGGCAGCAAACATATATCCGGTATTTTCTGAAATGACATATTCACGCAAATAATTCCATTTTTCTAATTTGGTGATTGTATCATAGGCTGACTCCAACATATAACGGGTATTTTCTGATGAGATAAATTCAAAATTGGGTGAAATGGGATAATCCATTATTTCTAACTGTACCTGGTCAGAGTGTAGAATGCACTCAACAACTAAATCCAAAGGTGACAAAGTCACCGGAGGATTTTGGTCAGAGTGTAGAATGCACTCAACAACTAACTCGGCAGGTAACTTCGTTACCGAACGAGTTTGGTCAGAGTGTAAAATACTCTCAACAACTAACTCGGCAGGTAACTTCGTTACCGAACGAGTTTGGGTTGTATCAAGATCCTCAATGTAATCAGCAGGTAGATTACGAATAGATTGAAACATTTCGTAGAATTGATTTGCAATGTTGTGATTGGTTTAATGGGTTACTTTTCATTGTATTCATCAAAAAGGCAAATCAATTTTTCTTTATTGGAACTATCGGAACCCAAGGTTCCGGTAAAACCTCCTGGGTAACGAGGACACCCCCCACTACGTGGTGGTGTCCTCATAAGATTCCTTTGAAACCCTAATATCAAATTATTTGTATAGGATC